GCAATACCACAGTTAGTAGAATAACCAGCCGTAGTTGCATAAGAAACAAAACTCAACAGGTTAGCACCGTCTCCAAAAGTTTCGTATATTTCACTAAAATTACTATTAATTTTTATAGTTCCTGCCAATAGGGTATCACCCGTGCCGTCGTTCGGAGCAGAACCAGTACTAATTCCCTGTTTAGACATTACTTAAAACGGTTTTTCTTTATTTATAGTTAATATGGAGGGTTGTCATCGTGACTTACCAATGTAGTATCAGAAGAAGTCACATTTGAGTTCATTCTGTTAGTATCATAATAGAAATTGTTATCTACCACTTTTTGTGGGACAGCCTTTCTATCTTGAACAAATGTAGTGTCACCAATCTGTTTAACTTTAAGATATTCACTATTAACTTTGACAATATCTCCTTTAGATAATGATCCAATACCAGCAGAAATTGTGACACCCTGATCACCAGCGCCAAGAGCATTTGACACTGTTATATTTAACTTCTTATTCTTGATAGGAGTTTGAATTATGTTGTCAATCATAATCAAAGCATTCTTAGTTGGATCCTGAACTTTAAGGAGATGAGTTCCTGTTCCTAATCCAACGAAATTAAATGGCAATGATGTGGATAATCCAGCAACTCTGAACTTAAGATCATCAACCTTTTGAATAAACAATTCATCAGGCATAACATCAGTACCCAACTCTGTAGGAGTAAGGAATATGTTGTCTGTTGGTGTAGATCCACCAATATATGTACCTGCGATGGATATGACATTGGTAGAAGCATATCCAGTTCCACCAGTTGTAACACCGATATTAGTAACATCTAAATTACCATCTCTAGTAATATTAAATCTCGCCCCACTTCCAGAACCATCATTTGTAGATGGAACATCAAGATACGATGTCTCAATACCTGTTCTTGTACCAGTAACTTTAGTAACTGGGAATGTAAGATCATTTGCAGGGGTAGCACCACCTAAATGAGTTCCAGCAATACTTACATTGTCACCAACAAAATAACCAGATCCACCAACAGTTAATACAACAGCAGTTGATATTGCAACACCTGTTGTTTGATCATAGTCAAATTTAACTTGGAATCTAGCACCAGAACCTCTGGTTGATATGCCAGGCAATCCACCATCAATATTACCAAATCCATACCACCTATACACAACTATTGGGAAGGAAGTAACAGCTGTTCCTGTTACAGGGCCTGGAATTTGAACGTTATATCCATTTTCAAACATTGCACTACCACCAATACCAGATGTTGTGGCAGCCATAACAATATCTTTTGTACCTGTTGTATGTGATGTAGTTGCAATACCAATCTTAGATCCTCCTTGAGTATCAAGAAGAACTGCTTGGCCAGTTTGGAAATCATGATTCTGGATACTAATAATATTAAGATTCAGATCAACAACTGCAGCATCAGCAGAATTATACTGTTTCTTAAATGCAGGTACACCGCCAGAAGTTAATTGGAACTGTTTACTTCCAACTAATGTTCCAGTTCTATCATGAGAACCATTAAATCCACTAGAAATATCATCCAAATTCAAGACCTTATTAGTCTTATTCATAACAAAACTCTTAATGGGTCTGCCTTCAGGGAAGTAGACTCTCTGTACAGATCCATCTGGCAATGGATCATCTTCAGTAACCATTGCAAAATTATCTCTCTTACCCATATACACATCACTGTCAATATTCAAAATAAGGTCAATTTTAATATCAGCAGGTCTAACCTTCATGTTGGTTGACTTAGCAATACCAACAGATACCAAATCCAATACTTCAGCATCCTTCTTAGAATCACTTTCAACAATGAGATCAGAGAATTCTAGGAATCCAGATGGATGAACAATAGATTTTACAGCCTCTTTCCACCTATTGTGTGGTAACTTACTCTTAATTGAATATGAGAACTTCTGATAATAGAAGTTATCGGATAATCTTTGACTGAAATCATTAAGAATACCGACATTCATATCATTCTTGGAAACTTTATCTCTAGTAACTCCAAGAGTCGTATCAACACTAAATCTGTTTACATCTCTTACATTTCCATATAACTTAGAAACTTGACCATATAGAGTATCTCCAGGCAACAATTTACCAATAGTATCTCTAAGTCTAAGTTGACCAATGTTGCCATTCCAACCATTTTCCGAAACATATCCTTCAAATCTTGTAGATGTTACCTTTTCACCAGAAACATACTTAGCATCATCAATGATTGTCATTTGGAACTTAGCCATGTCATTGTAATTGACAATGGAACCCAAAGTGAAATCATCATTATAGGCACCTAAAGTAACAGTAGAAATGCCAGGAGCATCACCCATATTGAAAGTTACTGTTGCATTAGCAGTGCTCACACCTGTTACAGTGTAAAATGTATAATCATAATCTGAAGAATTGAAGTTACCTTCTCCATTTGTTAAAGATAGTGGTGTTAATCTACATCCTTCAACAAATACTTTATCTCCTACTGCAAAAGGTAACTTAGTTTCAGTGGATGCGAATCCAGTTTTTACTGGTATATTAAACTGTGCATCTAATAATAATTCAACAGTAACGTATGTACCTGAATGAGTAATCGCATCAATATCATATCCATTGGAGTTATTGGTTGTAATTATGCTTAGTGGTTCTTTAAATTCATAAGCATTATCAACTACTTCTACATAATCAACAGATCCACCCACTACATGTGCAGCGATCTTTACGTTATCGTTACCACGAACACGAAGTTGAGGTGGTTGATTATATCTTGTACCTCCATCTATAACTTTAATCTGATCTATTCTAGCAATACCACTTATATCAACAATGGCAGGAACACTCAAGAATGGTAAAAGTGTAGGATCTGTAGGATAATCAAATCCATCTTTTATCCTTTCAATTGTGTCAATTTGTCCAATTTCAGGAGAAGATACTTTTACAATAGCATCCTTACCTTGAGTACTAGCAAAACCAATTACTTTAGGTAGAACAGTATATCCCTTGCCTGGGAAATTAATTTTAGTTTGAGAAACAGGCCCTCTAGCAGTAGGTGAAGTTGTACTATATGTGATAGTACTTACACCAGTTCTAGAAACATATTTCTGAGAATCTAGAGGTTTGTCAATTAAATTAAACGTAAAATCAGTATCATTACTTCTTATAACATTGTGCTTATTCTTTATAACTATATTTCTGAATGTTATGTTATTTCTCCCAGTGACATCCTCATCAGATGATCCATATGTCTTTCTTGCATCTGAAGGAACAACAGGAGTCAAATCATAGAATGTTTTAGTTGGCCATGGAATATCTGTTCTAATAACTACAGTGGCATCAACATTTCCACTCACACCATTTCTTGTAATATTAAATCCACCAGAAGTTGAACCATAAACATCAAGTCTTGAATTAAATGTAATATCTTCAAAGAAATCTAGTCTCATATCCAAGAGAGTTGGATCAGAAACATCAAAGGTAATTGTATTTCCGTTTGTAAAAGTTAAAGGTGGATTGATCTTAGCAATAAAACTCTGATTACCTGCTTGAGATGCACTTACTGTTGTTATTGCTACGGGGTTGGAATTTTCAACATCAGACTTATATTTACAAAGTTTTATAGACTCAGTATCTTCCCTAAGAATGAAATAAGTTTCATTATTTGTTAATCCAGTAAGAGTATTTCCACCATCATAATAAACTACCTTATCCCCACTCTGTAGGTCATCATCAGCAATGTTTATTTGAGTTAAATCTGGAGAGAAATCAGTAACAGCAAATCCTACTTTCTTTGTAGTTACTTTTGCAATAACAGGATCATATCTAAAGGCAACTGACTCAGCAGACTTAGGTAATGCATCTAAAGTAATTTCATCACCAGTTAAAAGTCCATGAGCAGTTGAACATCCAACCGCTCCATAAAATCTTTCTACTTTTGTAGTTACTTTAGGATACTTGGTTGTTAATGAATGTGCAAACCCAGAATTAGAAGCAGGAGTATAGAACCATATTGCATCAGAGGCAGATGGGAACCCAACAGTAGATAATCCAATATAATCTGGATCAAAGTTAATTGCCCAAACATCTCCATCAGGAAGAACCGCAGTACCTACACCAGAAGTTGCACCAGCACTAGTCTTTGCCCAAACAATAGAAGTTCCACCAATACCCATATTGTAAGTTAAGTTTTGCCCAGTAAAGAATGTATGACCTTTAATGTATATTCTTTGCTCAGGTACAAACCTATTTTCTACAGTTTGTACAGCAGAAGTACTTAAACCAGTAAGAGTTATATCATAATGTGTTCCTGTTGAACCAACACCGACTGTTTCTTGTGGGTTAAAGAAGGTTTGATAATTCTCGAAAGTAAACTGAGTTACTGTTGAAGCTCCAAGTGGGAATGAAAATTCCTTTGGTTTTAATATAACATTGTTAGTTCCAGCTGCATGTGTCATTGCAGCACCAACATAATCCTCTCTGTTTACAAATAACCTAGAGAATTGAACATCAATATTAGTAACTAAGAATGTTTCTGTACCTATACCGATATGGTCACTTGGTTTAAAACCTCTTGTATCTGTTACATATATGTGGGTTGAAACCCCAGTTGTGGCAACGTTATTCAAGAATGTTGTTAATCCAACAGTTCTACCAATAACAGTAACCTTTTGTGGCCCATTAAATTCCGTAAATTGAGAAGTATCGATACCACTTAGAACAATAGTTTCGCCACTTGCTATCTCATGTGGAATGGTCGTTATACCAACAATTAAGCCTTTTTCTTTTCTTAATTCAGTGCCTGGGAATGTAGTAATACCAATCTCAACAGTTTCGACTCCTTTACCAAGAATTTCACTTACAACAATACTTGCACCAGTTCCATCAGTGCCTCTATTATCTAATGTAAGGGAATCATCTACTTTATAACCATCACCTCTTGCAAAAACAGTTACAGAAGTTATCCCAGCACTCTTTGTTTTCTTAACCTCAAATTCCTGTTTTAGGGCATCCTTGACATCATCAATTAACTCATAATCAGAATTACCATATGTTAGATAATATGGTGATATATTTCTAGTAAGTTGTCTAGAAGCAACATCAATATCTTGGTTAAAGAAGGTAACAAAGTTTTCCTCTACTGGAGTATCTTTAAAAGCACCACCAATCATGTATGGGAATTTAGGTTTAGCAACACCACTAGAATCAACATCAACACTGTAGAAGTATGCATAAGTTCCATCTGGGAACTGTGGTGTAACACAATACCTTCCACCATGTTCATCTAAGTCGCCAGAGTTGTCGAAAAGATAATCATTGACAAAGTATCCAAATGCAAAGCCAGGAGGTCTTAAACCCGATTTAAGACTAGTATCAAGGATATAACCACTACTCAATCTAATAACAGCACCACCAACTGCGTTCTGGTATCCATAAGGGCCATAGATTGGATTACCATCATAAGCAAAACCCAATACTGGTGAATGGAAAGCATTAGGTGTTTCTAAGTTACCCGAATCAATATTATCTCCAAGTTGATACCTCAACTTCTGTGGAGGGTACATTCCTATTGTTTGTAGTTGATATTCAGGGTTTGTACTTGGTTTAGTTAAAATAGAGTCTTCTACACTGATTATATTTTCATTCTTTTGAACTTGATTAATTTTCCATTCTCTAATATTAGCAATAAACTTGGCAGATTTACCTCTGTTTTGTAAATCTAAAGTAGTATTACTAGAAGCATATCCAACGCCACCATCAAGTACTTGAACTCCTACTATCTTATTACCATTAATAACAGGTCTAATATCAGCAAAATCTCCTGTTGGACTGTAAATGATAATATCAGAGTCTTCCCTATATCCTTGACCAGAAGCAAGAATCTGAACATCTACAATAGAACCATCAATAATGATTGGTTTCAATAATGCTTGATATACAACGGTTGATATACCAACATCAGGTCTTCTTTGGAAGTCCATGATATTAGTACAACCATAACCAACTCCACCTTCTTCCAAATATACACTCTCAATAGATCCAAGAACTAAAGGAGAAATATCTGGTTTAATTACAGTCGTACTACCAATGGCAGATAAACTTTCTACCTTTACCACTATAGGAGGGTATTTTATAGTATGTTTACCAGTGCCCAGCCCACGAATTATAGCGCTTTTATTTTTGTCATAATTCGTAAAGTCTCTCTGTGTTGAAACACCAACATCACATAGTCTGAACCTATTTGAGTCAATTTTCTTAACAGCATATTGTGTAGTAGTCGAAAGACCATTGGCGACAGTACCATCTGTAGAATACTCGACAATTTCACCACTATTAAATCTATGATTATATGCAAGGATGTAATCATCAGATGTACTGATACCTGATTGAACATCACCGTTAGTTGGTCGTGCCTGAATAATAACCTTCTTATTTGAATAACCAGAACCTTGTTCTTTAACGTAAATTTTGGTTATAGTGTTTTTAGCATTAACTGAGGTGAATTTATGGAAACCAAAACTGATATTTCCCAAATTAACCGTATTAATTCCAATTTTAGCATCTTCTGGAGTATTGTATAACTTAATTCTCTTCTCATTCTCTACTCCAACGAAATAAGTAGATCCACTAACAACATTGACTATAGGTGTATTACCTCTAGCGTCATAAACAACACCTTCACCAACTTCAAAGTTATGTCTAGTCTCAAATGTGACGGATTCATCTGTAGTATTAACTGATGTACCATCTGCCTTGAAATTAGCTACAATTCTACCTCTTACAAGGTTAGATTCCAAAACAGCACCAGTTCCATTACCACCTTCTACAGTAATCTTTGGTTTTTCTTGATATCCAATGCCAGGAGTAACTAATTTTACTTCTCTGAATGATCCAGAAATATTAGCATGCCCAACAGCACCAGATCCTTGTTGATCATTAATGACCAAAGGTGGGCCTGTTATAACATCATAACCTTGGCCTGGATTTGTTACTTTAACACTAGTAATATCACCGTGGAAGATCTGTTCATCAAAAACGGTGGGCGGAAACAGTTCAACACCATTTGCCATCAATCCTATAGCTCTATTATTAACTTCTCTCTTATTTGGATCATCAAATAATGTTTTTTCCTTTATGAATGGATACTTTCTAAGAATCTTTTGATTCTTTAGTGTTTTGTTTTCCCACCCAGACTTATAGATGTATTGACCAGTTGTATTTGTTTTTAAAGCAATGTACTTTTTAGCAAATACATCAGAACCACTGAATGAAAGATAAAATTCACTTTGGTTGACGCTAGTTACAAAGTAGATACCAGTAGCAATTCCACTATTAGTAGTGTTATCCCAATAGATTTTATCTCCAGTTACATAATTGTGGTTTAAAGGGGTATTGGCAAGGGGGTCGGATGATTTTATAGTATATGTATAGCCACCACCCAATAAAGGCGTGCCAAACCCGTCTGTGACCTCTACAGAACTACTTTTAACCCATACTTTATTGTCAGTTGCAAAAACTGGGTAGTTTGGTAGACCAGATGAGGCTACATAAAAATATTTCTCTTCCTTATCGAGATAACTGTTTTGAATACCAACAGGGAAGGTATCTACTCCAGCAAAGTAATTAGAATTATGAGATGCCTTAGTAACTGTCTTTGTAATGACACTTGGATTAACAGGAACTGTACCAGTTGTCTGAACAACGATAGTATTTGAATATATTTGTGCTACATTGGTTGATGAATACTCAATTTGTTTAATGATAATATCTACATCCTCTCCAACGTCATTTTTTAACTTAAGAATTTCATCAATATAGAAAACACAAGAGTCATATAGGTTAATTCTATAAGTATTAACGTTTACTTGATTAATAGTCGCAATACTGTGACTAGAAGGTACATTATAGATCCAGTTATTGAATTTGGGACTTTCTCCCATATCCTTACCGAATGAAAGCAACTTAAGACTATCGCCAAGTTGCATATTTGTAGATTTAGATGAATCTACCTGATCAATA